ATTTAGAAATAACTGGAAGGTAAAAAATAAGCAGTGGGATAAATTCATATTTAAATTAAGAATAGGTTTCTTTGATATCTTTGGTATAGAAGCAGACATATCAAGAAAGTTCTATCTATTAACTTTTATGAACTTTACTATTAAAAGCAAATAACTTCCGAACGTGCTTTTATTTAAGCTTGGGTATATAATGTACTCAAGCTTTTTGTTTTTAAATATTTACAGTTTAAACTTTTTTAATATATTTGTATAAATCTTAAAATCAATATAATGGAAAACCAACAAATGGGTGAAGAACTTTCACCAGAAGAGTTAGAAGCAAGAAGAGATGAGATGAAGGAGTTTTATGAAAAGTCAATTCCTTATCTAGAAGCTCAGTCAAAGTATGAAGCTTTACTCACTGAAGTTGAGGAAGCAAGATTTAAAAGAGCTAGTATGCAAGTACAATATGCTAATATGATGGCTATGGCTCAAGGTCCAGAAATGAATATGGATGAAGAAGAACAGGTTCAACCCGTACCTAAAGCACCAACAAAAAAAGCTTCTACATCTAGTAAAAAATTAAGAAAAAGCTAATGACACTTGTTAATCAAGTACAGAAAAGGGTCAAGTTACCTAAATGGGAAATTGTTAAGTTTCAGATTTTGACTCATTGTTATATTAATCGTATAACAATGAGTGAATCTGATCTTAATTGTTTAACTCTTTTAAGTTTTAATGAACCAGTTGAACTTAGTAATTTTTGTTTAGACGCATCCTCAGAAGAAGATTGGATCTTTAAATCTCCTCAGACAGTTAGAAATAGTATTAATAAAGCTGAGAAAAACGGATTAGTTATTAAAGATAAGTCCAATAAAAAAATTATTAAGCTTAATCCAGATTTAAAAATTCAGACAGAAGGAGTGGTATTGTTAGATTATAAATTTGTATCAAATGATACCAAAGAAGCCTAATACTTTATATAGAGAAATTACGGATGAGTTTGAATGTTCAGAACAACTAGTAGATGACTTAGTTCATTTTTATTATAAGACTTTAAGAAAAAGAATGTCTAGTCTTACCGATCTTAGAATAAATGTAGAAGGTCTAGGTCATTTTGTTCTTAAAATGAGAAAAGTTAAAAAGTCAATTCCCCATTATGAAAAAGTTTTAGCTAATCATGATACATCTACTTTTGGTGCTTATCATAATAAAAAGAGTGTTGAAGAAAAGTTAAAACGATTAAAAGAACTTGAACTAGAGATTGATGAAGAATTAACTCGAAGAAAAAATTTTAAAGATGAAAAATACTCTAAAACTAATTTGGGAAAACAGGAAGAAGATTCTGGAGGGAATAACTAATTCTATACTTAGAGATGAGACTATAGAAGAAATAGCTAGTTTAAGATATAGTATATGTAATGAGTGTCCAAGTAAAGGAAATGAATGTGCTGTAAAAGGCACAGGTCCTTGTTGTAATGAATGCGGATGCTCATTAAGTTTTAAAACAAGATCTTTAGCATCTGATTGTCCATTAGGAAAGTGGGAAGCACTTGCCACAGTAGAAGAAGAAGATAAATTAGAACAGTTATGATAGTATTTACGGCAGATGATCATAGTTATAAAAGTATTGATGATGATAATATTAATTGGATAAGTGTTACTACTTTAGTTAGTCACTTTAAAAAACCATTTGATGCTGTAGCAGTATCAAAAAAAGTTAGTAAAAATAAAAGGTCTAAATGGCATGGTATAGATCCTAAAATGATTAGAGAAATTTGGAATAATGAATCTAAAAGAGCTACTGATTTAGGTTCATTTTATCATGATCAAAGAGAAACTGACTTGTGTTCTTTTGCATCTATAGAAAGAGAAGGTGTCACAGTCCCAGTATTTAAACCAATAGAAAAAGATAAAGGTGTAAAAATTGCACCTAATCAAAAATTAGAAGCTGGAGTTTATCCGGAACATATGGTCTATTTAAGATCAAAAGGCATCTGTGGTCAATCCGACTTGGTAGAAGTAGTTAAGGGTAAAGTAAATATAATTGACTACAAAACTAATAAAGAGATTAAAACTAAATCATATGTAAATTGGGAAGGTATTTCAGAAAAGATGGAGCCGCCAGTAAGTAATTTAGATGATTGTAATTTTAACCACTATGCTTTACAATTAAGCATTTATATGTATATTATATTAAAGCATAACCCTAAATTAAAACCTGGAAAAATCTTTATACATCATGTCTTGTTTGAAGTTGAAGGTGAAGATAAGTGGGGTTATCCTATAACTAAGAAGAGTGATAACGGAGATCCTTTAGTAAAAGAAGTAGTGGTTATACCAGTGCCTTATTTAGTAGATGAAGTCTTATCTATCTTCCATTACTTAAATGATAATAAAGATAAACTTAAAAAGAAATGATCTTAACTAAACTATTTGATGTGCAAAACGATGTTGTAGTTCCAACAGAACATTGTTATACACTGAAAGCTTTAAAGGATATAATGGATGAATACCCAGATGATTACTTAAAAATATATCAATATTTGTTTTATATGACTTGTCCAAATCCGGACCTTAACCCTTTTTTCTTTACTCCAGATCTAGATAAGGAGCATTTAATTCTTGAACAAATTGAGGCCGAGTTCTCTACAGAAGACGATTCAATATATACAGCATTAGAGTTTTGTAAAAAAATGTACGAGACTCCAACATTTAGAGCTTATAAAGGTATTTCAAGTATGTTAGATAGGTTAGCTAGATATATGGAGAATACTCAGATCACTGATGGTAAAGATGGTAATATAAGTCAAATGAGAGCTGTGGCAAAAGACTTTGAAGCCATTAGATCATCTTTTAAAGGAGTATATAAAGATCTTCAGGATGAGCAATCATCTAGAGTTAGAGGAGGTCAAGGATTAGCATACGATTCATGATGAAGAAAACTATAATACACGTAAATCAACACAAGATAAAACACAATAATAAAACAGGAGATAGAGAACCTGTAATTACATGTAAAACTTATAATACTAATGAATATGCACATGAAGCAATCATATATGGTCAGGACGGTAAGGAGGCTGCAAAGATTATTTATAGTCCGGATAAACCATTGGGTTGTGGAGCTAAAGTCTGGATTGAAACAAGAAATGAAGTAAAGGTTATAGTTAATGAGTGAAATCTATCAAGACATACCAACTTATGAAAATGAAGAATGGACAACCACAAGTTTTGAGTCTAGAGAAGACTTTGCTGACTTTATCAAAGAACTTTTTAAAAAACCTGGAGAGTACGGCTTCAATGAATTTACCAATAAAATATTTATTGAAGAATCAACTAAATTTAAAACTACTGGGGTATATTGTACAGCTCCCTTTAAATCAAGAGATTTTGTAAAATATTGGGATGATCAAAAAGCTAAATGTAGAAAGGGAGTTATTATAAAAGACAAAACTAATACGTGGTATCTTGCAAGAGAATACTACATGTGGTTAAACTTCTTACCAATCTTTAACAAAGAAATTCAGAATTTTGGTTTTGCTGATATTAGAGATGCACAGTATCATATGGCATTATATGAACTATTAGCAGAACTAAATTATAAACATGTTGCAATACTTAAGAAACGTCAGATTGCATCATCATATTATCATATGGCTAAACTAATAAATCAACAGTGGTTTGAGCCTGGAGTAACTTTAAAAATAGGAGCTAGCCTTAAAGATTATATTAACGAAAAAGGATCATGGAAATTCTTAGAAGAATATGCTGCATTCTTAAATGAACATACTGCTTGGTATAGACCCATGTCACCGGATAAAATTATGATGTGGCAGCAAAAGATTGAAGTTAGAAAAGGTGATCGTAAAACAGAAGTTGGTCTTAAAGGTACTATACAAGGTATGTCATTTGAGAAAGATCCGACAAATGGTGTAGGGGGTCCAGTAAAATTCTTTTTTCACGAGGAGGCAGGGATTGCACCTAAGATGAATAAGACGTATGAGTATATGAGACCTGCAATGAGATCTGGACTTACTACTACAGGGATGTTTATTGCAGCAGGATCTGTGGGTGATTTGTCACAATGCCTCCCCTTAAAAGAAATGATTCAGAATCCAACAGCAAATGATATATATGCTGTAGAAACAGATTTAATAGATGATAAAGGTACTGAAGGTCTATCAGGATTATTTATTCCTGAGCAATGGTCTATGCCTCCACATATTGATGAATATGGCAACTCTAATGTAGAAGAAGCACTGCAAGCTTTAAATGATCAATTTGAAAAATGGAAAAAAGAACTTCCTCCGGAAGAATATCAGTTAAGAATATCTCAGCATCCAAGAAATATAAAAGAAGCTTTTGATCATAGATCAGTATCTGTATTCCCAACTCATTTACTTGCAGCACAAGAAAGAAGAATTGAAGAAAAAGAATACGGGTATGAGTTCTTAGATATTTATGCAGATGCCGAAGGTAAACCTGCAGTAAAGAAGAGTAACAAACGTCCTATCATGGAGTTCCCAATTAGAAAAAAGACAGAAGACAAAACAGGTTGTTTAGTTGTCTGGGAAAGACCGGTTAAGAATCCTGAGTTTGCTAAAACTTACTACGCATCTATTGACCCCGTGTCAGAAGGTAAAACTACTACGTCAGAATCATTATGTTCTATTTACATCATGAAAGCTCCGGTAGAAGTTACTAATGTTAACGGAACAGAAACAGAAACTTACATAGAGCAGGATAAAATAGTAGCATGTTGGTGTGGAAGATATGATGATATTAATCAAACTCATAAACAGCTAGAATTAATTATTGAATGGTACAATGCTTGGACACTTGTAGAGAATAACATATCTCTATTTATTCAATATATGATCCATCGTAAAAAACAAAAATACCTTGTACCAAAAGGTCAAATTATGTTCTTAAAAGATCTTGGTTCTAATAATAACGTCTTTCAGGAGTATGGTTGGAAAAACACCGGAACATTATTTAAGGCCCATCTTCTTAGTTATGCCATAGAATATACTAAAGAAGAATTAGATCAAGAAACAAAAACTGATGGAACCGTAGTAAAAACTACATATGGTATTGAAAGAATTCCTGATCCAATGCTTATTAAAGAAATGAGAGAATATGCAGATGGTGTCAATGTCGATAGATTAGTATCATTTGCAGCATTGGTTGCATTTATGAAAATTCAACATTCTAATAGAGGATATAACAAAAAAACGGTTATGGATGATGCAGCTAAAAACTTGCAAAAGTCAGAAAATTTGTTTAAATTAAATAGGAATCCGTTTAGACATATGGGTGGTGGAATAAAGAACACACAAGGTAGAATTAAAAGGTCTGCGTTTAAAAATATTAAATAGGTAATTATGCAAGTATATAATGCATTACAACTTAAAAAGGGTGCTAAAACAAAACAAAACAAATTGGGAAGTATAACCCAACCTTTACAATTTTTACCTAAAAAAGAAAAAGACGAAGAGTGGGCAGCCTGGAATCTTGATTGGTTAGAGTGGCAAGGATTAAAACAAATCCGTAGAAATGCTCGTAGATTAATGAAAAACTACAAGCTTGCTAAAGGTATTATAGATAGAGGAGATTATATTGTTGAAGAAGACAACGAATATAATGATGTTGTAGAAATGTTAACTAGAGAAGATGCTTCAGCATTAGAGTTAAAATACTATCCCATCATTCCTAATGTAATTAACGTACTTACAGCAGAATTTGCAAAAAGATCATCTAGACTTACCTATAGAGCAGTGGATGATTTTTCATATAATGAAATGCTTGAGCAAAAAAGAGCTCAGGTAGAACAAACTCTAATGGCAGATGCTGCAACTAAAATGTTGGCAGCAATGTTAGAACAGGGACTTGATCCTAACTCAGAAGAAGCTCAACAACAGCTTCAACCTGAAGCCTTAAAGTCATTACCAGAGATTGAACAGTTTTTTAAGAAAGACTATAGATCTATGATTGAACAGTGGGCAGAACATCAACATAAAGTAGATGAGGAAAGATTCCGTATGGATGAATTAGAAGAAAGAGCTTTCCGTGACATGCTTATTACAGACAGAGAGTTCTGGCATTTTCATATGATGGAGGACGACTATGAAGTGGAGTTGTGGAACCCGGTTCTTACATTTTATCATAAGTCACCTGATATTAGATATATTTCACAATCTAACTGGGTTGGTAAAACTGAAATGTTTACTGTATCAGATGTCATAGATAAGTTTGGACATATTCTTACAAAAGATCAACATGAAGCTTTAGAATCCGTATATCCAATTAGATCTGCAGGATATACCATTGGAGGTGTTCAAAATGACGGATCTTTTTATGATTCTACTAAATCTCATGAATGGAATACTAACATGCCTTCATTAGCATATAGACAGTATACTTCATTTATGGCCGGTAATGTTTTAGACGGTTCTGATATTATTAATGAGATTCTTGGAGAAAGTGAAGATTATTATGATCAGGGTACGGCTTATTTATTAAGAGTAACTCAAGTATATTGGAAGTCTCAAAGAAAAATTGGCCACTTAACTAAGATTACTGAAGAAGGAGATGTTACTAACGACATAGTAACTGAAGACTATAAAATTACAGATAAACCTATTTATGATACAAGACTCTTTAAAAATAAAAACAAAGATAATTTATTATTTGGGGAGCACATTGATTGGATATATATTAATGAAGTTTGGGGTGGTGTTAAAATTGGACCTAATATTCCAAGCTTTTGGGGTATGAATAATCCAGGAGGATTTTCACCTATTTACATTGGTATAGATAAAAACCATATTGGACCTCTTAAGTTTCAATTTAAAGGAGATAATAATTTATATGGATGTAAGCTACCAGTAGAAGGTTCTGTCTTCTCAGATAGAAATACAAAGTCTACAGCTTTAATTGATCTAATGAAACCGTATCAAATTGGTTATAATATTGTAAATAATCAGATAGCTGATATATTAGTTGATGAGTTAGGTACAGTTATTATGTTAGATCAAAATAGTTTACCTAAACATTCTTTAGGGGAAGATTGGGGTAAAGGTAATTATGCTAAAGCATATGTAGCAATGAAGAATTTCCAAATGCTACCTTTAGATACATCTATTACAAATACAGAGAATGCATTAAACTTTAACCATTTCCAAAAGCTAGATCTAGAACAAACTAATAGGTTAATGTCTAGAATCCAGTTAGCTAATTACTTTAAACAACAAGCTTATGAAGTAATTGGAGTTAACCCACAAAGAATGGGTCAGCAAATTTCTCAACAAACTGCTACTGGAGTAGAGCAAGCAGTTAACGCATCTTATGCTCAAACAGAAATGTACTTTATTCAGCACTGTGATTATTTAATGCCAAGAGTTCATGAAATGAGAACTGATCTTGCTCAGTACTATCATTCTACTAAACCTTCTACTAGGTTAACGTATATAACATCTGCTGATGAAAAAGTCAACTTTGAAATTGATGGTACAGATCTTTTACTTAGAGATTTAAATATTTCAATTAGTACTAATGCAAATCATAGAGCTATTCTAGAACAATTAAAACAAATGGCTCTTCAAAATAATACAACAGGCGCAAGTATTTATGATCTTGGTAAAGTTGTTCAATCAGATTCTATTGCTTCTTTAAATACAGTACTAAAAGAATCAGAACAAAAACAACAGCAATTGAAACAGCAAGAAATGCAACAGCAACAACAAATGCAGCAACAACAAATTGAAGCTGAAAGAGAACAAGAACAAATGAAGATTGATGCTGAAGCTATGGAAAATGAAAAAGATAGACAAAGAGATATCTTAGTTGCAGAAATTAGAGCTGCTGGTTATGGGTCAATGGTAGATTTAAATGAAAACCAAATGTCTGACTTTAGAGATGCTATGACTGAAATTAGAGAAACAGAGCAGTATCAAGAACAATCCGGATTACAAAGAGAAAAAGAGAACAACCGTATGGTAATTCAATCTCAAAAGAACCAATTAGAACGAGAAAGAATGCAGACTGATAAAGAGATTGCAGAGAAACAACTTCAAATTGCACAAGAAAATAAGAACAAATATGATGTTAAGTCTGGTAAAGGAGAGTAAACTTAGCTATATATTACAGTTTATTTTTTCAAAATTTTAAATTTCTGAAGTTTATTTATTATATTAATGTATAACATAAAACCAACAAAATGAGTACAAAAGAAACTATGCCCGAAGAAACGGTAAATGAATCTACAACGGTAGATCAGGTAGAAATAAATATTGACGAAATCTTTGGGATGCCGGGTGCAGAAAGTGTAATGCTCCCAGAAGAAGAAGAAAAGAAAACAGTGTTTCATAAGGAACCCGCTGTTGACACAACGTTCATTGACAAACCTACTGAAGAAGTAGAAACGGAAGAAGTTCAAATTCAAGAGCCTGTAGAACAAAAGGTAAATGAGAATATTGTACAAGAAACAATTGATGAGTTAGACGATTTAATTACAGAACAAGAGGAGTCTGGTAATGTTGGTAGACCTAAAACAGATAAAAGTGGTTTAGTAGATCTAGCTAACAAAATGATTGAAGAAGGTACTTTATTTGCATTTGATGACGATAAACCTTTAGAAGAATACACAGCTAAAGACTTTAGAGAGTTGTTTGAAGCTAATTTTCAAGAAAGAGAAAACCAAATTAGACAATCTACACCAGTAGAGTTTTTTCAATCACTCCCTCAAGAATTACAAGTAGCAGCTAAATATGTAGCGGATGGTGGTCAAGATTTAAAAGGTTTATTTAAAACTCTAGCTCAAGTTGAAGAAATGAGACAGCTAGATGTTACAAATGAATATGATCAAGCTGAAATTGCTAGATCATATTTACATGCTACAGGATTTGGTACTCCAGAAGAAATTGAACAAGAAATTCAAGATTGGAAAGATTTAAATAGACTTGAACAAAAAGCTAATCAATTTAAACCAAAACTTGATGCAATGCAAGAAGAAATTGTTGGAAGACAATTAGCTGAGCAAGAACATAAAAAACAAATGCAGGCTGAACAAGCTAAAGCATATCAAGAAAATGTTTATAGTACATTAGCTAATGGGACAATAGGAGGAATTAAACTTGATAAGAAAGTACAAGGATTATTATTTTCAGGATTAGTTCAACCAAATTACCCATCTATATCTGGTAAACCAACTAATTTATTAGGACATTTACTAGAAAAGTATCAGTTTGTAGAACCAAGACATGATCTTATTGCAGAAGCACTTTGGTTACTTGCAGATCCAAATGGATACAAAACTAAAGTTAGAGAGCAAGGTGGAAAACAAGCTGTAGAAAAAACAGTAAGAGCATTAAAAACTGAACAGTCTAGAAAAAGAACTTCTTCTCCAGCAAGTGAGTCAAATGATTCATCTAGTAGAAAACCTTCTAGATCTAAAGCTAAAACACTTTCTAAAAATAATATGTTTAGAAGATTTTAAATAAGTAACAAACAAATAAATAAATAAAAATGGCAACTCCAGTTTTAAACAATGGTATCTTTCTACGGGATACAGCGTACAACGCAAGTTCACACGTAGACTCTTACCACTTGGTTAACATGTTGAAGGATGCAGAACCTATGGACCTTGGTCCGGTGGACCTCTGGGCAATGGCACAGAAGGTTGAAATGCCTCTTTACCAAATGTCTAGCTTTGGTGGTAAAAATGTAATTATGGTTGACAATGCTCGTGGGGAGTATAGATGGCAAACTGCTACTACTAATGACCTTCCTTACATCATTGAAGACATTGAACCAAACAATACCTTTAAAGGTACAGATGGATCTACTTTCCGCATCAAATTAAGCAGACGTGAGTTTGGACATGGTGATATTATCACTTATGACAAATATAACGGAGTTGAGATGTACATTACTGATGAAGATATTCTTCCTGTAGGTGATGGGTTTATCTATACTGTAACGTTGGTTAACAACGACAACTTTAAATTCCTAGATAATAAATATCTTGAGAATGGTACTAAAGTTTTCCGTAAAGGTTCTGCTCGTGGTGAGTACGGAGAAAGATTCTCTGATATCACTACAAGAACTGGTTTCCGTGAGTTCTACAACTATGTAGGAGGAGCTGAAGCTCACGTACATTATTCTGTATCTTCTCGTGCAGATCTTATGATCAAAGGAGGAATGAATGCAGATGGTACAGTTCCAGTAACTGAAATCTGGAGAAGCTTTGACACTGCCAATATGGATCCTTCTATTTCATCACTAGATGATATGGTTAAGGTGATGGGTAAAGACAAAGTTAAAAAGGCATTTGATAACGGTGACCTTTCTCGTACTTTCCTAACTCAAATGGAAGCAGCTCACTTGTCTAAAGTTGCAAGTGATATTGAATCTTACCTAATGTGGGGACAAGGAGGTAGACTTCGTCAAGATGGTCCAGATGATCTTCGTCTTTCTGTAGGTCTTTGGAGACAGTTGGATAACTCATTTAAACGTATCTATAACAAAAATAACTTTACACTTGAGTTGTTCCGTGGAGAAATCTACAACTTCTTTAATGGTAAAGTTGAATTCCAAGGTCCAGATCCAAATAGATCTTTGATCGTTCAAACTGGTATGGGTGGAATGAGAATGGTAAATGAAGCTATCAAACGTGAAGCTGTTGCTTCAGGTCTAGTAATTCAGGCTGCTGATATTGGTGCTATCACTGGTAAAGGAATGGACTTGAACTTTGGATTTGCTTATACTTCATATGTAATTCCATTCTTGGCTAACGTTAAGTTTGTACTTAACCCAGCATTTGATAATGTTCATACTAATGACATTGAGAACCCAATTATTGACGGATTCCCATTATCATCTTATTCATTCATTATCTTCGACATTACTGATAATACTAATGACAACATCTTCTTATTGAAGCTATCTTGGGATAATCAGTTGAAGTGGTGGTATCAGAATGGTACAATGGACTACATGGGACGTACTCAAGGATTCCAGTCTTCTGGACAATTTAACGGATACCGAGTAATGATGTCTCAAACTATGCCAGCTATTTGGGTAAAAGATCCAACTAAAGTTCTTAAAATTGTAATGAGAAACCCTGTAACAGGAGGATCATTCTAATAACTAGAATAATTAACTTGAAAGGGAGGGGTAAAACACTCCTCCCTTTTTTTAATCAACAATTAAAAAACCAACAAAATGGAAACAAACAATTTTACAATGGTCGAAACAGGAACAAATAAGAAAACATCTATTGCTGTTAGACCTTATTTTGACCCACGAGCAACAAACATGGGATTAGAAGATCATGGTATGAGTTTATTTGATGGAGTAACACATAATGAACAATTAGCATGTCTAGAAATTAATGGAGTAATCAGATATGTATCTGGTCTAAATGAGTATGCTCCAGAGATTAAAACATTATCTCCTGAAGATAAAGAAGCTAAAGTAAGACAGATTAGAGAATCTGTAGCTGAATTAGAAAAAGAGCTTGCGGCAAATGTAATTGATCCTGAAGACAAAGACTTTTGGAACAAAGTAACTTTATTAAAACCAGATAATAAAGAGTTTTGGAATAAGATAGATATTTCTTGTGGTAATGATCCGCTATATCTAGATCCAAAAAAACCATTTGATAGAATTAAATTACATGCAATTGAAGCCGGAGGATTTACAATGATTGCAAAAAGTTATGATGATGCACGATCACAAGCAACTCCTCCTAAATTCTATCTAGATAAAGAAGAAGAAACTGTAATGGTAAGAACTGAGTATAAAAAACTTAGAAACAAAGCTTACGCAGAGTTGCAGAAACTATATGACAAGAATAGTACTAAACTATTCTACATTGCTAAAGTAGTAGATACTAATAGTACTCAATACAAAAGATCTACTCCAAACGATGTATTCTATGAAAATATGGATAGATACATTTCTGGAGACGGTGCAGAAACAAACAAAGAAAGAGCTGCAAAATCTTTCCTTGAAGCTGCTAAACTTGACATGGAAACATTAAAGATTAAATCTATTGTAAGAGACTCAACGTTCTTTAAGTATATTGTAACTAAATCAGATGGTTACATTTATCACTCTCAAAGTGGAAGTATGCTTGGAAGAAATGTATCTGATGTAATAGAACATTTGAAAAATCCACTTAATGAGGATATTTTAAATGATCTAAATGAAGCATGTGAAAAATATTGGAAACTTTAAAATTATATAATTATGCCGGCAAATATGAAAAAAGCAGGAATCAAGTACGGGTACGGAGGTTCTAAAATGAAACGAGGAGGTTCATCATTTCCAGATTTAACTGGTGATGGTAAAGTTACACAAGCTGATATTCTTAAAGGACGTGGTGTCTTTGCTTGTGGAGGTCATGTTGGAGATAGAATTATCTCCGGCAAATCTTTAAGAAGATAAATTTAAATAAATATATATATCATGAGTAAGAGAAAATCTAAAAAAACAATAGATCCTGCAGGAAATGTTTATAAAACATCGAAAGGTGGTAGAAAAACAACATTGAAGTTTGCTCCAGATGAGCAGTATTCTACTGGTGAAAAAAAGAGAGTAGTTGTTAAAGACCGCAGAGGTCGTGTAAAAAAAGAAGTTAATGTTTCTGCTGATGGAAACAGAGAAGTTAAAAGATATAATATTACTCAAAGACAAGCTGCAGAACAATCTAAAAATCCACAATTTGCTGAAGAGGATAAACTACCTGGCGCAAAATATGGTAGAGTTATAAAAGGAAAAACTTTAAGACGTTCTTATACTAGAAGAAAACAAACTTGATGGCAACTAAAAAAGATAAGAAGTGGATACAGAAAGCCACTAAGTCAATTAAGAAAAGGGGTACTAAAGGTAAATGTACCCCTATAACTAAAAGTACTTGTACTGGTAAAGCTAAGACACTTGCTAAAACTTTTAAAAAAATTGCTAAAAAAAATAAAAAGAAGAAATCATGACAAAGTATAAAACAGATGCTGACAAGCTAAGATTTTTTAGAGAAGCTAGAGAAGCTAGAATACCTAAAGCAACGATTGGACGAATTATGTTTGCTCCTACTACAAAAGGAGAGATCTCTGATTCTCTTGAATCTCAAGGACAAAATCCAGATTTTATCTATACAAACACTACACAGGGTCAAACTTCTCCAGGTATTCAAGATACTACTACGTTTGGAAACACTACACAGGGTAAAATAAACAACCGACTACATCGCGAAATGTGGCTAAAGAGTCAATCTAAAAAAAGAAAGTAAGACATGCTTAATAGTACAATCACCATAAAAATGAAACAACGACTTAACAAGTTAGACAGTCAAGATTTTGACAATATAACTTGTTGGCAAGTTGTTGAGTCTTTTAATAAAGCTCAGGTAGAATGGGCTAGAAGACAGCTGCATGGACTTAATATTGTACAAGAAGGTGATGAACAATCTACTAGAAGAAAAGATGATCTCCAAAAGTTACTGATTAAGGAGCCCTTGGATATACTTAAAAAAGAGCTTTTTTATGAAGGTAATGTACCTGAGGACTATTTACAATGGAAACGTGTAGACATTGATGCTACCAAAGATTGCTGTGACGGCAGAAGAATGACAGTGTATCTTGCTGAAGAGGGTAACCTTAATCAACTTTTGAGAGATAAATCTAAACAACCTAGTTTTGAATGGGCAGAGACTTTTGCTACTCTTATAGATGATACAGTTCATTTATATACAAACAATGAGTTTGAGATAGAAGAAGCTTTTCTAACATATTATAGACAGCCAGTTAGAATTGAAGTTTTGAACTGCTCAGATCCATATACCGGAATCACATCTACCCAAGAAGTAGAATGTGAATTCAAAGATGATATTATAGAATTAATAATTGATGAAGCAGTAAGTATACTTGCGGGTGATATTGAATCTGGTAATCAGTTCTCTAGAAACCAAGATGCTGCTGAACGTAGTAACTAATTAAAATGAAAGCACCGCAACCAAGAATGCTTAAAAAGCAAGAAGCTCCAAAAAAAATTGCTAAACCTTCTCCTGAAGCAAAACCAGAACCCACAAAAGACACAGGAGTAGGTGGTAGTTCATTAGATACTATGATGTCTGCATGTATTACTGAACTTATGAATGCACAGACAAGTTTTCATAAATTGCATTTGAAAGTTACTGGTGAAGGTTCTTATGCTGCACATAAAGCCCTTAATGATTTGTATGATGCTATTCCTGACTTGGCTGATACTTTAGTAGAGGGATATCAAGGGGTAACTGAAAAACTATTGACTTACAAAGAAGTATCTCCAAGAACACTTGATTCAACAGCAGATGCTATTAATTATTTGAGAGATATCTATGCTATGGTAAATAAATTACAAGGAATGATGCCTTACTCAGAAATTGTAAATAACCTAGATCTTGTTAAAGATGCTGTCAATTCAGCTAAATATAAATTACTTTTCTTAAAATAATTTTGAAATCCTAAATCTTTTCATTATATTATAATGTATTTATTATTTAATTAAAACAAAACAAAATGGCTTATTTTAATCATGCTTTTAAGAAAACCTTTATAGCTACAGAAGGTATTTCTGCACTAAATGGTGTACAATTAGGTACATCTCCAACTAATGTGTTGAAATCTGGTCAAATTTCATTTATTGATCCTAAGACATTTCAAGTTTCACCTACACCTGATACAAATTGTTGTGAGTTTATTCTTGCAGGTGGAGCTTTAATGCCTAATGACAAAATTGGACCTTTTCACGGTGGATACACTGAATCCAACAAGTCCAAAACAATTAAGGGCAAGTATGTAAGTAGACTTTACTACTCTCCTGCTAATGCTCCTTCTAACTACGTTATTCACGTAGGATTAACTCCTTGGACAAATGCTAACCCACCTGCATCAAGTAATCCAGGTGAAACTGAAGGTGAATGTTGTAAACAATTCTTGTGTGATGAGACTTACTATCTTCGTTTAGATGTTAAAGGTTCTCCTGCTATGAGATACCTTGATCGCAACTCTTACCTTACACTTGAGGCTTACACAGGATGTTGTCCTGATGATGATGTAGCACCAACTCCGGTTGATCCACGTAAAGTAATGCTTGCATGGGCAAATCAGCTTTTGGAAAGCACTCTTGTTAATCCATTTGCATTCCCAGTTGTAACATTTACTCAAGATGCTGGTGCAACTTGGACTTATTACTATCCAGATACAGTTGATACAACAACACTTCCTGTTATTGCTGGTGTAACTTATGCTAACTTTAGTGATTGGACTGAAGCACCATTTGATCCAGCTATGTGTGCAGGACTTGTACTTAGCGGAGCTTATGTTGAAACTAAGTTTGAAAACTGTACATTCCAACCTTCTGACTTCTATGAACTAGAGCCGGTAAGACTTTATGCTTCTGAAGTAGATCTAACTGGAGATCCTTGTGAATTTAACGGTCTTTGTGTTGGTGTACAATGTTACGGAATTCAAGCAAATGGAGTTGGAGAAACTGTAGTACGTGATGTAATTCTTTCTGAAGCTTACAGACAAAACCACCTTGCAACTGATCTACGTATCCGTGAGGTAACTCAAGGTAACTCAATTGTTGAAGCTGCAGGAATTAGTAGAAATGGTCTTTATGATCGTATTTATCTACAGCACAATATTCCACGTTTGTATAACCCAACTGGAACGTTTGATAATGATCAATACTTGTTAGAGATTGTTGTTCCTCAAGGGGATCCAGATGCAGTATTTGATGTTTTGGCAGAATGGTTGACAACCTGTGAATCAGACTGTTTAATTGAAGCATTACGAGAACCTGTTGAATGTGGGGTATCTACTCCGGATGTACCACTTCCAGTGTTACCATAATAATTAAACTATAAACTCATAAAAGGAGAGTGAGAGTATAATTTCTCCCTCTCCTTTTTTTATTATAAGAACTATGGCAAATCATGTATTAAGTTTAGAAATCCCAACGGTATCAAATCCCTGTGTTTTAAAAATATTTGATACAAGTGTATATTCTGCTTTAGTGGGAGTTAATCGTCCTAGATTAGAAATTGTTGTTCCTGGTTTTACTTATACATCTGAATTATCATTTGTACCAGAATCAAGCCCTACTCTTACAGCATGTGATTTAGGACTTCAAACTGAAAACTGTGGTACGTCATATGTTAATTTACCTGATGGAATATATGGTATCAAATATATAGTAGATCCAGAATGTACAGTATACGTAAATTACAATCATCTTAGAATGACATGTGCATTAAACAGATATGAAAAAATACTTTGTAATATAGATGTGGCAGATTGTGATCCACCAGCTAAAGTAAAAGAAAAGCTAAAAGAATTACATTTAATTAAAATGTATTTAGAAGCTGCTAAAGCTAAAGTAGAAACATGCCATGACAACCAAGCCGGGATGACACTCTTTAATTATGCAGTAAAACTATTAGATAAATTAGATTGTAAGCATTGTTAACCCTTAAAAACCAACAAAATGAATTGTCCAAATTGCAACAAGAAATTAACATGTGGATGTCAAAGAGCTAAAGCATCAGATGGTGCTGTAGTATGTAAAAGCTGTAAATACAGTTATGAAAAGTCTTTAAGTGAAACCAACAAAACTAATGTACAAAATTTACAAAAGTTCGTTAAGTAATGGCACATGGTATAATATCAGGTATAGGAATAGGAGTTGATTTTCAAACACAAACTACAAACGTTGTAAGATTTGTTAGTTGTTGCGATGGTCAAGAAATATTATTTCGTGGATCACTAACTATAACAAATGGTACAGTTTATCAATATATAGGTGCTAGTCTTTTTCCTGGAGAAGGAGGTTCTTTACAACCAGGTCGTTGTTATACTGTATTTTTAGAAACTGAAGTTGGACCATTATATCCTGCTACACCTACTTTAGGTCAATTAAACCCTGTTAACGATCAAGATCTTGGATGTAATGATCCAAGTTGTCAAGACTGTAATCCTCAACAATTATGTGAATGTCCAGAAGGATTTACATATAATGAAGTTACAGAGTTATGTGAAAGAGAAACAGAAACTATAGCTGAATATTCTGGAGGAACTCTTTTACCTATAGTAAATGGATCACGAATTCTAGGTGCTGTAGCTTATACTAATTTAGGAGTTAGACTTTATAATGATATTACATCATTACCATGGCCTATTTTAGGTGACGGTACTAGTTTTTCAGGATATACTATTAAAGATAATAATGGTGCTGGTATTAACTTACCATTTATCGGACCTGTTCAGAATAATGCTTTTGGTAATGATATATCTGGATGTAAAACTCAAATTAATATAAACCCCGCTTTAAGTGTTTTTGTAGGAAGACTACTTAAAGCAGGTGTGTGGGCAACAGGTTTTCCTAATAATCAAGAGTTGTCTTTTCAATTTTGCATTGATGTACCAGAAACTAAACAATATGTAATTGGTATTGCAGGTGATAATAAAGTTAAGATAAACATTGACGGATCTGATGCAGTATTCTTAGATGCTAGTGATACTTCGGCAACTGTACCTTTTAGATATTGGCATGCTTTTCCAGTTACATTAACAGCAGGAACTCATACTATAATATTATCAGGTTTAAATTTAGGAGATGAAGCTTCTTTTGCAGCAGAAATCTATGATATTACTACTACAGAATTTCAAGCAAATTTAATGTATCCCGCAGTAGGTTTAGGAAACTGTGGTAGTACTGAAGCTCAATTAGAACCTTATATTATATTTAGTACTAGAGATTATATAGGACAAGGGGTTCCAGATCCTAATAATCCAGGTATATATTCATGTCCTGATGGTAGTACTTTAGATGAATGTACTGGAATACCAGTATGTAAAACTATAGAAACTATTGAGTTAGTTTGTGATTGTTATATGGTTATCCCGTGTGATGGTACAGACTTTTTTGTTTCAAATGATCCTGTTTATGCTCCATATGTAGACTCTTTTACTAGTGTAGCTGGTCCTGAATACACAGGCTGTGCATATGTAACAGAAACTACATCTGAATTTTGTAATGACTCTACTGTAACTACAGTACCTACAGATACACCATGTGATTGTACATTAAGATGTTGGTGGGTGCAAAATACAAATGGGTTCTTATATGTTGATGAGAATGATGTACTAATAAATGTTTCTTCTGTAGAAGCAAATCCTTATATGAGGATATGTTCTAAAATTCCACCAGTTCCAGAAGTAGGTTCTGTAAATCCTATTGTTTCAGAAATAGGAGATTGTGACGAAGGAACATGTCCTGATCTATGTTTTAAACTTACTAATTGTGAACAGCCTTCAGAAGTTATATACAGTAACTCGGATGCTTTGTATCAATATACTTTTGGAAGTTCTAATGTTGTAGAAATATTAGGCAGGGAAGGATGTTGGATTGTAGAAGAAGGTAATACTATAGAAGATGATTGTGATTGTTTAGTTGATGTTGTAGTTGTAAGATCTTATGAAGACTGTGAAGATTGTGTTAAAGTCCCTGCATATAAACTAACATCATGTATAGATTCAAGTGTAATATATACAGAACTTAACTTAGAACTTTATGTAGGTAAAGTAATCAAAATTGATTGCGGTTGTTATGAGGTTGAACTAATTGACTTTAAACCAACTAATCCTCAAATATTTGAAATAGAAGGTCTATTTGAAGAATGTATTGATTGTACTAGAACTTACTATGAACTAGTAGATTGTAAAGGTGAAGCTGATAATGTTTACACTTATACAGATCTTTCATTATACTTAGGTCAAGTAATTAAAATAGAAAACTGTACAGAATGCTGGACAGTTCAAGAAGTACTTGATCCTTCGGCAATTTACTCTAATGCAGGTACTGTAAATGTAACTGAGTCTTATGTAAATTGTGATGAGTGTGCTAATGATTTAGTATGTACGTGCAGTCAAGTTACAAACTATTCAGAAAAACTAGTTCGAACTTATCAATATTTAAATTGTGATAATGAACTAATAACTATCAGTTTAGGACCAAATGAATCTAGCGGTAGAATATGTTTATTAAAGTGGATTCCTGATCAATATTGTTCATGCTTTTTACTTGAATTAAGATCAGGAGACGTAAGTATATTATATACAGGATTAGCAACTGGTAATATTGTAAATGGTTATCCTACATATAACCTCTGTCAAGATGTTGGTAATCCATTAGAAAATTGTGGTATTGTTTCATTTGATGGTACTAACTGGGTTATTTACGATGGTAATTCAGGTGAGCCTAAATATAAATTACCTGAGTCAACATCATTAACATGTCCTTATGGAGAATGGGTAAATTATGAAGAACCCGTAGAACCAGTACCTACACCTGATATAATAAGTTATGAGTGTACGGACGTCTGTACTTGTATAACAGGTAACTTAGAAATTGGAGGAGTAGTTACTACCTATACTTTTACTTTTGTAGGTTATGATCAATCAGGTAACCCGGTATATCAAGATGAAAATTTAAATCAAATATCTTTTATTATTAAAGCATGGGTATTTACAATAGGAACTGTAACATTTAGTAATGAAACTTTACCTGGAAATTGTCCAACAGGTCAATGGGAAAGTAGTGATCCTGATTACACATTTACTACTGAAAACTGTACAGTAATACCAGAACTTGAATTTTTATCAACAGACTTTTTTGAAACATTTGGTGAATGTAAATATGGAGTATGTCCACCACCGATATTTATAAATAATAGAACTGTAAGACCTGGTTATAATACTCCAATATGTACACCTGAGAAGTATGATATGATTACTTGCAACTTTGCAGATGTTATGTATAAACTAGTTTTAGAAAAACGATATGGTATTACTAATTGTTGTCCAGAAGAAGATGACAAGTGGATAGTAAAAAAAGAACTTATAGACTTACAAGCATTAAAAGATCCTAATTATAACTGCCCAAATTGTAGTGGTAATTGTGATTCTTCAGTTAATTGTTCTACTTGTAATTCTAAGAATTAATTTGTATATTATAATAAGAGAAAGAATATGAAACCTTTAAATCTAGATAATAAGCCCTGTAACCCAGTATCATCAAATTGTGTGATATGGCAAGGTCCTACATTAGAGTGTATTAATTTATGTAAAGGAGATACAGTATCTGATGCTGTGGCCGCATTAGCTACAGAACTTTGTAAGATTTTAGATCAGATAAATGTAACTGATTATGATCTTTCATGTTTAGGGATTACTAGTTGTGGACCAACAGATTTCAAAGGTCTTATTGAACTTTTAATTGAAAAAATCTGTGAACTTCAAGATATACCTGCTCCATCAGAAACTGTTTCAGGATCTTGTCCGGATTGTGTAGTAACGGTAGCATCTTGTTTTGTAGAAGATGGTGCTACAACAATGCAGTTATTAGATTATGTTCAAATGATTGCTTTAAAGGTTTGTACGCTTATAGATGAGATCGGTACTTTGAGTACTGAAGTGGCAAATCTAGATATTAGAGTTACAGCATTAGAAAATCAAGAAAAACAAACTTTTACTCTTCCTAGTATATTAGTAGAATGTACTTTAGATGATGGTGTAATTGTATCAGGGAATGCTTATAAAATAGATGAAGTATTAAATGCTTTAGTTAACGATGATATTTATGGATATTGTGCATTACTTGGATCAACAGGCTTACCAGCAGACTTACTTAGTGCAGTAGCTACACAATGTATAAATAACGCTGATTCCACATTAAGTAATAAAGGAACTTCTTATGCAGCGGAATATTTAGGTGTTTGGGTTAACTCTCCAATAACTGTAGCTGATGCAATTACTAACTTATGGTTAGTAGTATGTGATATTTATCAATATATAAGTGGAATATCATTTCCAGTATCTATAGTAACTGCAGGAGACAACATAACAGTCACTAGTACAGTAGTGGGATCAACAACAACTTATGAAGTTTCTGGTAAAAATACAATTATTACATCTACAGATGGAACTGTTAATGTAACAGATACAGTAGTTGGTGAAACAACTACATATGATTTATCTGTAACAGAACTACCAGGATTTTCTGTTCAAGGTCAACCTGTAAATTTATCAAGAGTTGTTCCTTCGTTAAATTCTACTAGATTGTGTGATGGAAATATTCAAATAAACACAAATATTGAATATGATGATTTTGGTACAGCATATGATCCATTAACGGGAATATTTACAGTACCAGAAGACGGTATTTATACTATTTCTTTTTTCCAACATATGTCAATTACAACTGGTGATGGATGGTTTAATTCAGTAACACCTGGTCAGTTAACAGCTGGAATAACTAGTTCAAGTGGGTGTCAGTATTATTGTGTAAATAATTTTACCCCAGTAGTAGTTGCTAAACATGCTTCAATTAACGGATCATTTACTAGATTTTTACCTGCAGGAACAGATATTTGTTTAAAAGTAATTAATACAACTGGTCAGGACTATATTTCTCAAGTAGGTGATACTTCAAGATTTAGTGTTCAAAGGGTTAAGTTTTAAAATGTATATATCTATAAACTAAAATAAAAAAAATGGCAACTAATAATTGTAATAATCAAAATCAAAACTGTGGATGCAATGACAGTTATACTGTAACTGCACCATGTCCTCCAGCATGTCCGGAGGTATTTAATGCTCAATGTATTGTATATACAGGTACTGACATTATATGTAATAGTGATACTGTAATCAGTCGATATGATTATTTAGATACTATTATCACAAAATTAGTTAACTATCTTTGTAATGTTCAAGCTCCAGTAACTGAAGTAGTTGGATCTGAATATATTAATGTAGTACCTAGTGTTGTTGGTAATGTTACTACTTATACTGTATCAGTTAATGTTCCCGCTTTAGAAGCTTATTTCAGTACTGTTTTCCAACTTGACATCTTAGCATCAATTTTAGCAGGTCCTGGTATTGAAGTAGCACCTAACCCTATTACTGGAACGGTAACTATTTCTCACCAAGATACTTCTGCTGTTGGAGATGTGTCAAGTGATAATAGTGGTAATAGTTTTATTCAAGATGTATTCTTTACATTTGATACTTATGGTCACGTAACAGGAGCTACAGTAATTCCTGGTACAGTTATTCCACCAAATGATTTCTTAACTGCTCAAATTAATCCAGATTCAGGATTTGTATGGGGACCAGATAATGATCCCACAAATCTTCAAATTGCAGATGCTCCTGCAGACACATTGAACTTTGTAGCAGGTGTAGGAATTGTATTAAATGCAAGTACTGACCCTAGCACAGATGCAATTAGAATTACTAACACTGCTCCAAATATTGATCAAAATCTTTGGGCTACAATTCTTTCAGACAGTGGTAGCACAACAGCTGATTCAATTACAGACACTCTAACAATTCTTGGAGGTACTGGGATTTCTACGGCTATTGTAGGAGATACTTTAACTATTACAAATGATGCACCAAACGTTGATCAAAACTTATGGGCAACTATTAATGCAGATACTGGAAGTACAACAGCAAATACTACTACAGATACATTAAGTATTGTTGGTGGTGATGGTGTAGAAACAACCATATCAGCTGATACAGTTACTATTGCAACTAGATTTAATAAATTTTCAGAAAGTAGAGTTATTACTAATGGACCTTTAAATACAGAGTTATTTACTCATAACTTAGGTACAGCTGCAATTATAGTTTCTGTTCAGGAATACGATGGTGGTATACCTTCACCATGGAGTTTAACACCTGGTGTTGATTATCGTTATAGAATAACAAGTGTTAACGAAATTGAAATTGAAAACTTAACAGGTGCTCAATTTAACCCTGCTTTAGTTACTGTAATAGGATAATAATATGTTACAGGTTTGTTGGTTTCTGTGACAGACAGGCAAGCCCCCACACTAGTGGGGGTTTTGTTTTTTAGTATATTTGTTAAAATCATTTATTTTTAGTATATTATTATGGAGGATTTTAATAGACCTGACGTAAAAGCTTCGAGGTATAGACCTCAGGTTAGCACTGTTTTGAACAAAGAGTTCTTTGAAAACTTTAAAAAAGCATACCCTAAGTATAAAGACTTAGATAACAAAGTAATTAGAAAGATGATCAAAAGATTTAATCAAGTCTTACATCAAGCTGTAATTGATACAAGAGACGGAGTTCAATTACCTGAGCAACTTGGTTGGATTTTTATTGGTACTTGCCAAAAAAGTAAGAAAGCAAATATTGATTATGGTAAATCAAAAAAATACGGAGTTAAAGTCAGCAATAAAAATTGGGAAACAGATGGTAAGCTAGCTAAAATATTCTTTAGTAATTATGCTCCTAAACTAAAAATGAAGAACAGAGAGTTTTGGGGATTTACGGCATGTAGAGAATTTAAAAGAGCAGTTTCAAAATCATATCCAGAAAATTGGAATATGTATATTGAAGTATTACCAGGTGCTAAAATAGATAAAGTTTATAACAGTGTATTATATAAAGATTTTCTAAAAAAGGCTGAGAAAAAAGCTTTGGACGATTATAATGAATTTGATATATGACAACAATAGGAGAAGCTATATCAAGAGTAAGAAATACTTTAAAAGCTGTAAAAGAGGATCCGTTTTTAACAGATCGAACAATATACTATTCTATAATTAAGTATGGTAAGACTCTTTTAAAAAGAGAAGATAATCAATTTAGACTAATGAAAATTAGCTCTATATTTAAGACACTTCCTTATGTTGAATTAATAGATGTAGATAAAGTAGAGGCTGGATGTGTAGGTGTGTATTCAGGATGTTACTTTAAAAGAACTAAGGAAAAACTTCCAACTATATTTGACGGTGCATTAGGACCTGTAATCAGAACTGTTTCTTCTATTGATGGTGGTATAGAAATGTTTAGAACAGATCCAGGTACTTGGGTTTCTATGACTAAATCAACAACTTTCAAGTATAACAAGCGACCATATTTTTGGTATTTAAACGGGTACTTATATATACCTAATGTAGATTGGGATGCTATCAAAGTAGAAGCAATCTTTGAAGGTGATATATCTGCATACACATGTGATGAAGAAGATAATTGTTTAGTTAGACAAGATGATCAACTACCTTTTCCAGAATATTTATTTTCAGAAATTGAACAATATGTTCTACAAGAATTTACAACGAGTATGAAAGTTCCAGTTGATGGTGCTGATGATAGTCAAAATATACTTAGATAATGGCAAGTGAAAAAAAATATAAAACAGCAGCTTGGACTAGAAAAGAAGGTAAGAATCCAAAAGGTGGGTTAAATGCTAAAGGTAGAGCATCTGCTAAAAAACAAGGAAGTAACTTAAAAGCTCCTGTAAAGTCAGGAGATAATCCAAGACGTGCAAGTTTTTTAGCACGTATGGGTAATATGCCTGGTCCAGAAAAAGACAAAAATGGCAAACCTACACGTTTATTATTATCTCTAAGAGCATGGGGTGCTAGTAGTAAAGCTGATGCACGTAAAAAAGCTAAAGCAATATCTAAACGTAATAAGGCAAAAAAGAAATAGTCATGGCAAGAAAAGGTTTATATGCAAATATACATGCAAAGCGTAAAAGAATAAAAGCAGGATCTAAAGAAACAATGCGTAAGAAAGGTTCTAAAGGTGCTCCTACAGATAAAGATTTTAAAAAAGCTGCTAAGACTGCAAAGCCTCGTAAAAAGAAAAAGTAATGGACTTTAATTACACTTTAAAATATAGAACTTTTGATCAGCTCCTTGAAGATGTAACAATTGATTTACATTCATTTGCTTTAGAGAATATGATTGAACCTCAGCAATTAATTAAACTTGTAAGAAAGCTTAATTATGAACTTGGTTTAAGAATAAATCAAACTAAGGAAACTGTATTAGATGTTTCACATGGTAAAGTTAAGCTTCCAGATGACTTTTATGTGTTCAATTATGCCATGATATGTGGAGACTTTACTGAAGTAGTTGGGTATGACGGGTATGCTTCTGGTACAAATATTCAAGAAGTACCATATACTGAATGGCCTAACCAAACTGTAGAGTGTGGATGTCCACCGGATAGAACATGTTGTTTTGAAGGTCAAGAAGGGATTTGCATTACACACAATCCTGATCAACCATATGGAGATAACTCTCAAAAACCAAGAGTATTTTTAAACTGTAAGAATGAAGCATATGAACTAATTCAAGTTGTTAACGCAAGTACTACAAAAAAGTCCGGATATCTCAAACCTCTAAAGATGAAGTCAAGTCAAAATATTGACTGTGAGTGTCCAAATCTTTATTATAATACTCCAGATGAAGGGTGGATTAAAGATGGCTTTTTATTTACCTCATTTGATAACGGAAAAGTTTACTTAAACTACCAAGGAGATCTTTCTGATAGTGATGGTAATTTATTGGTTCCTGATCATGAACTTCTTAATGAATACTACGAGTATGCATTAAAGTCTAGAATATTTGAGAACTTATTCCTGAACGGAGAAAATGTTTCACAAAGAATGCAGCTTATTGAGCAAAGACTTAGAGGTGCAAGAAACAATGCATTAAGTTTAGTAAATACTCCTAACTTCAAAGAGTTAGAAAAAGTTTGGTGGACAAATAGAAAAGCTATGTATGGTAAATACTATAGTATGTTTGCAAGCTATTCTCCAAATAGTCCGTATAGAAATAGAGCTAATAATAGAGTAATTTAAAATGGCAAAGCAGAGGAAGAAACAAAAACCAGGGCTGCAAAACACTTCCCAAGTCATTACCAATTCTTTTACTAAAGGATTGAATAAAGACTCTGATCCTTCTTTTGTTTCAGAAGGAATGTGGACTCATGCCATAAACATTGTAAATAATACTAAAGAAGGGGATGTAAGCACACTATCCAATGAAGCTTCAAATTATCTTTGTGCAACAGCAGGTAGTACAATGCCTTCTACAGTTGCTGAAAAATATATTATTGGAGCTATATATTTATACTCTGATAAATGGGTTATTTTTACAGCTGGTCATGATAATCAAGGAAAACGTATTAGTTCTGAAATAGGGTTATTAGAAGAGGATGCTTGTAGATATAGAGAAATCGTGCAAGATCCTTGTTTAAATTTTGATAAACGACAATTAATATCAGGAGCCTCTAGAGAAAAAGAAGACTGTACTTGGCAAGTATATTGGGCTGACGGTTTTAATCCAGACAGATATTTAAATGTTGGTGATCCTAAAACGTGGCCGTCAAAAGATTATACTTGGTTAGGTCAAGCAGATCTGAATTACTATTTCAATGGTAATAATAAAATACTTTGGCCAGGAGTACAATGGAATGAAGAAGAGGAAACAATTGACGATTGTGACTTTGTAGAACAAGTTAACAGTCTTAATTGTGATCACATAAGATTAGCAAGATTAATGGAGACACCTTGTCTTACATTAAAATTAGGTCAATCAGGAGGGACCCTTGCTAACGGAACTTATTTTGCTTTAATTGCATATAGCATCAAAGGTCAAAAGGTAACTGATTATTTTTCACAAAGTAACTTTCAGTTTATATATACTCCTAATGATTTTCAAGGATCTTTAACTTTAGACTTAGAATTAGATTCAGAAAATTTTGATGAATATCAACTTGTTTTAGTTTCTGCTGTTAATCAGCAAACTGTAGCTACCCAATTTGGATACTATTCAACTAAAACTACTACAATAGAAATTGATCAGGTTAACCCTAGTTTACCGGCAGTTCCTATAGAGCAGTTACCAATACAAACACCTGTCTTTGAAACATCAGATCAAATGACAGATGTAAATGGCTATTTACTTAGAGTAGGTCCTAGATCTAAATTTGATTTTAATTATCAACCTCTAGCAAACTTAATTAAGACAAGGTGGGCATCAGTAGAATATCCTGCAAACTATTATATGAAAGGAGGTAATAAAACAAATTATCTAAGAGATGAAGTCTATTCTTTTTATATAAGATGGGTGTATGATACTGGTGATAAATCTTCTTCATACCATATTCCAGGAAGAGCTCCTAGAAATTTTAATATTCCTGGAGGTCCAACAGTGTTTGAAGCAGATGAGGTTAACGATGATGATGCATTAGCATTAGATGATAAAGTATTTGAAATATATAATACAGCATCTCAATTACCATACCCTACAGATCTACCTAACGCAACATTGAATGCAAATGGTCAATGGGTCTTAGAAGATGGTGGGGTTTTATTAGCAGTTGGGGATATGGGATACTGGCAATCTACAGAAGAATATCCTGATGATCGACCAGATATTTGGAACTCTAGTTCTTACTGTTGGACAGGACCTAGTGCTCAAATACCAAGTGGTGGTACAAGCGGTGCTTTTGACTTATGTGGTAAAAAAGTAAGACATCATAAATTCCCGGAAGGGTTTTTAAATAATAGCAACTCTACTGATGCATTACATTTTAGACCTACTCCAAATATTGCAACAGCCGGTAATGATCTTTTTATAAGATTAATGGGTGTAATGTTTGAAAACATAACAACTCCTAAAGATCAATTTGGTAATGATATACCGGGGATTGCAGGTTATGAAATCTTAAGAGGATCACGAGAAGGTAATAAAACTATTATTGCTAAAGGTATGATAAACAACATGCGTACTTTTAAATTAAGAGGAGCTGATAATAGTACTGGATTATATCCTAATTATCCATTTAATACAATTAAACCAATTGGTTTTGAACCTACTGATAATACACTTCATAATTACTTGTATAATGACCCGTATATTAAAAATGTTGATAGTAATGATGAAGTTGTCAATCAAGATATACCAACAGATATTTTTACGTTCCATTCACCGGATACAATGTTCAGAACACCTTTCTTGGCTACTACAGAATTTAAAGCTTATGGTACGCTAAATGGGTATGCAACTATGAATTTTCAAGAGCCCTCTGAACATCCTAAGTGGAAACTTTTATCTGATGCAGCAGTTGCTATAATGATTATTGGAGGTGTGGCTGAAGCTATTATATCTTTAATTGGTAAAAGAACTCTTAATGCTCCTGAAATACCAGGCTATACTGAACAATATAGAGGTGTAGGTGGAGCTGGCCCGATTAACCTTAGCTGGTCCCCAACAGGTGTAGGTACTATTGTAGATGTTGGTGGTGTAGGAACAACGGCTCCTGGTGCAGGGGGTAGAATTGTAAATGCCAATCTTCAAAATACAGCATTAAATAGTATTGCAGGTGGGGTAACTACATACAATAACTTTCTTAACAACTATTATTCATCAGGACAAGCATTAGCTGATGCATTAATTGTACTTTTTGCTGGTTATGAAAATACTCAGGTCGCTCTTGCTGAGGATACTTTAAGAGGTGTAATAAATACTGCGGCAAATAATGCAGGGCTTCCTAAACAACTTGCACTTCAAGGTTCAATTGAATTGCCTGACTTTGCTTATTTAGATCCAGTCACAAGATCTCTTGGAGGTCTTAATCAAGTAGCATTTTATTTTTCTGAAGGTGCGGATGTAACTCTAAAGTTATTGTATTTAATGATTCCTTTTAGACAATATGCTCTTCAACAAATAAGTCATGGTTACTATGGTAACATGGTAAAAATTAGTAATGCTAATTTAAAAAGGTTTAAAATTGATGATAGTTTTTATATAAGAGATAATATACAAGACGTTCCAAAATATCAAGACTATTTAGGAAACAATAAATCTTTTATTATTAATAATTTAAAACGATCAGATACTGTTGTATTAAGAACTAAATCAGGCCCTTACTTTAATGCTACATATCCTGATGGAGTTAACGTAGGTCCTAATTTAATTACTTCCGGAACTCAAGATAAATCACTTGTTACATTAGGAACTATAGATCAAAACAGTTCAAACTCTGCATTTTTGTCTACAAATGGATTACCAGGCTTTGATGAAGATAATCAAGATTTACCATTTAGCTTAACTATAGCAAGTCATTATGGTGGTATAAAAGGTAGAGTTAGAAATCAATATGGTCAAATATCAAGTGAATTCCAAATTCCAGTAACTCCTTGTGAACAAAAACTTACTGATTATAATACTCCTGTAACTACTTGGAACTGTCCTATTGATTCTGTAGAATATTATTTTAGGCAAATAAGACGCTCACCAATTATCTTTGGAGGAGACACCTATATAAATAGATATACTGAAAAGAATAACATGTTGTTCTTTAATGATTGGCTTTATGGTCAACCTAACGGTTTTGAATATAACTATTATCTACATAGTATGATTCCTAATCCAAGATTTAGGGTTAATAGTATTAACTATGATGTAACATTTTTAGGTGAACTATTTGACTTTAGTGCTCCAGCAATTCCTGGAACAGGAGCCTTTCCAAGAGCTTTTTATCAAGTAGATCATGATGATTATAATTATGAAAATGATAACTTAGGAAACCCTCCAGGATTTTTTAGTGTAAAAAAATCTAAATTCTATTTAGCTAATTCTAGTGTTAGAGATTTCTTTGTTGAATCTGAAGTTCTAGTAGACTTTAGAAAACAATCAGAACGGATTGCAAGCAAACATTATGATCCTTATAGATATACTGATATTACAGCAATGTTTGATATGAACCCTGAGGTTATAGGTAATCCTGTAGCATATCTTTATGATTACTCATTAAGTGTATCTAAATTATTTAATCAGTATTTTTCTTTAGGATCTACTCAAAATAGGTATTATGACCCTGAGGTAGCAGAATTATGCTACACTTATTATCCGGATAGAATTATATATTCTTTACCTCAACAAGATGAAGCTATTAAAGACAGTTGGTTTATCTATTTAGTTAATAACTATAAAGAGTTTCAAGCACAGATATCAGGGGTTAAAGCAATTAATAAAAGTGGTATATTCATTACTTTTAAAAACGCATCTCCACTAATGTACCAAGGAGTTGATACGTTAGAAACTGACCTAAATACTAAAATTACTATAGGGGATGGGGGGTTATTTAACCAGCCTCAACAATCTATTACTAACGCTGATAAGTCTTTTGAATACGGATCTTCACAAAATAGACTTTCTGTAATATCAACACCTGCTGGTATTTACTATATGTCCCAAAATCAAGGACGTGTATTTAGTTATGCAAACGGTCTTCAAGAGATATCACAAGCAGGAATGAAATGGTGGTTCCTTTTATATTTACCATATAGATTGATCCAAGATTTTCCGGATTACCCTTATCTAGATAACCCAGTAGCAGGTATTGGTTGCCAATCAACTTATGACAGCTCTAGTTCCGTATTATACTTTTGTAAGAAAGATTACTATTTGAAAGATGAGTTTAAAGGAAGAGTAAAATATATACCTGTAGATAGTGACGGTACTGGTGACTATTTTGAATTAGATGGTAGGAAAAATGCTATTTATAAATTAGGTGATCCATACTTATTTGAAGATGCCTCTTGGACGGTAAGTTATGATCCTAAAACTGAATTTTGGATTAGTTTTCATGATTGGCATCCTGATTTACTATTACCTACTAAAGATATATTCTTAAGTACTAAGGAAAACACAGTATGGAAACATAATCTTATATGTGATAGTTTCTGTAATTTTTATGGAGATCAGCATGGATGTGAAATAGAATTTCCTATAGTAACAGGTCAAAATGTAATGACCACTAGATCAATGGAGTATATACTTGAATGTTATAGAAGACGTTCTGGAAACTGTGTGGATCAGCATCATGTTCTTGATTATAACTTTGATACAGCTATAGTATATAACTCAGAGCAAGTATCAGGATATCTAAACTTAAATTTATATCCTAAGAATGATATTAATCTTTCGTTGCAATATCCTAAGTTAAATGGAAATTTAGCCTCATATGACATTCTATATTCTAAAGAAGAGCAGAAATATAGATTTAATCAATTCTGGGATATTACCAGTAATAGAGCTGAATTCCCAACAGGATCTAATTATCCTCCAACAGGACCATTAGTACCTGGCACAACAATTTTACAAGGTAATTATGCTTCAGAAAATACTTGGGTTACATCTCAAGATGGGCATACAAGAATTTTAAATCCTAATAATATGGATTATAATAAACCTGAATTAGAAAGAAAAAAATTCAGACATTACTTGAATTTCTTAAATTTAAGAAAAGAACAGTGTGATGATGTAAACATGATTATAAAACTGAGCAATAGTAAAAATCAATATTCTCCTAGATAATGTACAATAAAAAAGTTCTTACAGAAGCTACGAGGAATCTTAACAAGGTCAAAGTACGTGTTAAGAAAAGACCGCCTGCAAATCAAGATAATATTATTTCATCTAGATCAGGGTTAGATGCATTTGTATATCCTACTATAGATAATACACCTTTAATGAAAGAAGGTGGGGAAAAGCAATTTGTAAATTCTAAAGAACATGGAGTTGATGCTCCTGAATATTTTCAAGTACAGACAGGAGAATCACCAATTCACGGAACAGGGGTATTTACTAACGAAGTAATCCCGGCTGGTTCATTAATAGGTGTAACTCATATTAGAAAAACTTTTGAGCAAAACGGCAATACTTATAAAGCTCCTTTTCCTGCAAAAGTATTAGGTGGATACAATCACAGTGAAAATCCAAATGTTACTGAGATAGATAATGGTGATCATATTGTAATGGTGGCTCTTAGAGATATAGAACCTGGAGAAGAGTTAGTATCTAACTACAACAATAATACTATTGAAGATCTGGAAAAACCAGAAGACTTTAAAAATGAGTTGGCTAAAGCTAATATGGGTTTAATAACAAAAGGTGTAAAACCTGTATTAAAGCTAGCTACTCATAAAAACCCTGCAAAAAGATTTATTGGTCAAAGATTGGCGGATGTAGGAGTAACAACACTCCCCCTTATGTTTCCTGATCAATTAAGAGATTTAGGAATACGAGCTGGTCAC